TGATCGATCTTTTTGGAAAACCATCACTTAATGATAGACATTACGAATACTGGTACACTGCATCAAACTATCTACAGTATGGTGGTGTATTAAGAGTCGTTAGAGCAGATGGTGCAAGTTTAAATAACGCAAACGTAGGTGGTATGCCTACAACACATCCAACAGGTATTGGATCAACTTCAAATCTTAAGATTAAGTCTTTCCAAGATTATCAAAATAATTACGAAGACGCTGTTACATACAGACTAGCTGCAAGAAACCCAGGCAGTTATGCAAACGGACTTAAGGTTGCATTTATTGACGGTGCTGCAGATCAACAACTTCATGTTACACCTCATGTGGTGTCAAACATAAGTGTTGGTATGGGTGTTACACAACCTATCAGTGGAACAATTGTTGGCCCAGGCACAACATCAACCGCAGACGGATATCTTCAAGGTATTGTTACTGGTATTGGTGCAAGTACAGTTGATGTTAAGGTTGTTAATCGTGTATCTGCTGCTGGAACAATCTTCCCAGTAAGTTACACAGAAGACGGAATCTTTGCATTCACAACAGGAACAAAAACAAGTAACACATTACCTGGCCCTGGCGTTCTATTCTCAAGTAATAGTTCAACTATTGCAAACCCTGACGCAGGTATTTCAACTTGTGCAACAGTCTTCCAAGTTGATGACTGGTATGATAACCAGTTCATTCAATTAAAGAACGGTGCATTAGCATGGAAAGAGATTGCTGAAAAACCAGGCACAAGTGGATACACTGCTGCAAGACAAGGTTCTAACGATGAACTTCATGTTGTAGTTGTTGATGATACTGGAAAGATATCTGGCGCTCAAGGTGCAATTCTTGAAAAGTTTGCATTCTTATCAAAGGCAGATGATGCAAAGAACTCCTTTGGAGATGCAATTTACTACAAAGACTTTGTTTCAAAAAATTCTGATAACATCTTTGTTGGAATCGCAACTGGAAACGGAGACATCGCATCAGGATTTACTACTGCATTTACAGCATCAAGCACAGCTCAAAATACTTGGAGTCAGGATGCACAAGACGTTGACTTCAACTTTGTAGGTAATAAACTCTATGAGTTACAAGGTGGTAAGGATTACTCTGGTGTAAGTACAGAAGGTGGTTTTGCAACATCTCTTGGAAACATAATCGGTGGTTATGAAATCTTTGAGAATGAAGCAGAGTATTCAGTCAACTTCTTACTTCAAGGCCCTGGCATCACAGGTAGTCAAGCAGAATCACAAGCAAAAGCAAACAAATTGATTGCGATTGCAGAACAAAGAAAGGATTGTTTAGCAGTTATCTCTCCAAACAGAGAGACAGTTGTTAATGTAACAAGTGCGAAGACACAAACAACTAACGTTGTTCAGTTCTTTGATCCAATTACATCATCATCTTTCGCAGTCTTTGATTCTGGTTATAAGTATCAGTTTGATAGATTTAACAACAAATTCCAGTTTATGCCATTAAATGGTGATATCGCTGGATTGATGGCAAGAACATCTGAGGAACAGTTCCCTTGGTTCTCACCCGCTGGCCCTCAAAGAGGAAACATACTTAACACAGTTAAGTTAGCATATAATCCAAATAAAGTTCAGAGAGATACTTTATATGTGAAGAGAATCAACCCAGTAATCTTCTCACCTGGCGGTGGATTCCTCCTATTTGGTGATAAGACTGGACTTGCATTTGCATCTGCGTTCGATAGAATCAACGTTCGTCGTTTGTTCTTGAACCTAGAGGCAAGAATTGAGATTGCTGCAAGAACACAGTTATTTGAGTTTAACGACCCAATAACAAGAGCAAACTTCCGTAATATTGTTGAACCATTCCTTCGTGGAGTTCAATCTAAGAGAGGTATTACTGATTTCCTCGTTATTTGTGATGAGTCAAACAACACACCTGATGTTATTGATGCGAATGAATTCAAGGCAGATATCTTTATCAAGCCTGCTCGTTCTATTAACTTCATCGGTCTTACATTCGTTGCGACAAGAACAGGAGTTAGCTTCTCTGAAGTCGCTGGTCGAGTTTAATTAAAGTCCTACTAAATAACAAAAGGAGTTAAAAAAGAAAAATGGCATTAGGAGAAAGTTTCCAAAATAGAAGTATCACCAACTTTCGAGACAGGTTAGTTGGTGGTGGTGCTAGACCCAACATGTTTGAGGTCAACATCACACTTCCAGAACAAATAGCACCAAATGGTGATATCAGTCAAGATATGAGATTTTTGGTAAAAGGAGCTGAAATTCCAGCTGCTGTTATCGGAAATATTCCTGTTCCTTTTAGAGGTCGTGTTCTACCTGTTGCAGGGGATCGCACATTCAATCCTTGGACAGTAACTGTTATCAATGATGCACAATTCAACATCAGAGATGCAATGGAACAGTGGAGTAATTTAATTAATGACTTACAGTTTGACGTTGGTGACATAAACCCTGCTGATTATCAAACAAAAGCAGAAGTTTTTCAGTTATCAAGACAATCTCAAGGATCTGGTGGACAATCAGCTGGAAAAGGTGGAGAGATTATTCAAACTTTAAGAACATATAATTTTGAAGGAATCTATCCAACTGAAGTTAGTTCTATAGCTTTAGATTACGGCGCAACAGATCAGATTGAAGAATTCCAAGTTACATTCAACTACCTATTCTGGACAACAGACTTACCTGGCTTACCTAAAGGTGTTGAATCTGTATCAGCTGGTAACTAGTTGATTTATATCATAGTTTAGGATATAATATAAATACCTTTAAAGGTATAATTATACAATGGCACAACTTTTTGGTTTCTCGATTGATGATTCGTATAAGAAACCGTCACCATCAGTAGTCTCGCCTGTCCCCAAAAATAATGAGGACGGTGCAGACTACTATTTGGCTTCTGGGTTCTATGGGCAATATCTTGATGTAGAGGGCGTATTTAAAACAGAATATGATTTAATTCGTAGATATCGTGAGATGGCACTTCATCCCGAAGTTGATTCAGCGATAGAAGATATATTGTGCGAAGCGATAGTTGCAGATCAAAATGATTCACCAATTCAAATTGATCTAGAAAATTTAAAAACAAGCGATAAAGTAAAACAAATTATTCGTGATGAATTCCAGTATATCAAAGAAATGCTGGACTTTGATAAAAAAGCACATGAAATATTTCGTAACTGGTATGTAGATGGGAGAATATATTATCATAAAGTTATAGATTTAGAAAAACCAGAAGAGGGAATAAAAGAACTTAGATATATTGATGCACTTAAAATTAAATATGTAAGAGAACAGAAGAAAAAAGGTGGTGCAAATGCAATTCAATATACACCAGGCAATAATCCAGGCGCTAGTAATGATCCATTAAATGCAGATTTTGAGGGATTATCAGAATATTTTATATACACTCCTCACTCATATCAGAAAAATCAGTACGGTTCAGTTGCAGTTACAGGTCAACAGAAGGATGCAGTTAAGTTTGCAAAGGATGCCGTTGCATATTGCACATCAGGATTAGTTGATCGTAATAAACAAACAGTTCTTTCTTACCTACAAAAAGCTATTAAAGCTCTCAATCAATTAAGAATGATTGAAGATAGTCTTGTCATTTACAGATTATCGAGAGCTCCAGAAAGAAGAATATTCTATATTGATGTTGGTAATTTACCAAAGGCAAAGGCAGAGCAATATCTTCGTGAAGTTATGGCTAGATATCGTAATAAATTAACTTACGATGCAAACACTGGTGAGATTCGTGACGATAAAAAATACATGTCAATGATGGAAGATTTCTGGCTTCCTCGTCGTGAAGGTGGTCGTGGAACAGAGATTTCAACATTACCTGGCGGACAAAACTTAGGAGAACTTACAGATGTAGAGTATTTCCAAAAGAAACTTTTCCGTTCTTTGAATGTTCCTGAGTCTCGTATGGCAGATAATAGTGGTTTTAGTTTAGGTCGTTCATCAGAAATACTAAGGGATGAACTTAAATTTACTAAGTTTGTTGGAAGAATGAGAAAAAGATTTAGTAATCTTTTCCATGACATACTTAAAACACAATTAATTCTTAAAAATGTAATAACTCCAGAAGAGTGGGAATACATGAGTGATCATATTCAATATGATTTCTTGTATGATAATCATTTTGCAGAACTTAAGGAAGCAGAGTTGATGCAAGAAAGGTTAGGACTCTTAGCAACTGCTGACCCTTACATTGGAAAATATTATTCTGTAGATTATATACGTCGTAAGATTCTACGTCAAACTGACGAAGAATTAGTAGAACAGGATAAACTTATCAAGGCAGAAAAAGAAGCTGGTATTATTTTACCAACTGAACAAGAGATGATGTTGGCAGCTGCAGCAGAACAATCAACTAAAGGAAATCTTGGAAAACCAGCTACCGAACCAGATCTTGATGAGACAAGTATAGAAGCTCCAGAATCTCCCAAAGGTGGCGAGATATAAATAAAACATAGGTATAGGATTTTTATCTCATGGATGAATTAATGAACTTGATGATTGCGGATGAATCTCCATCTGAAATTAGTGATTC